GCTCTTCCGATCAGGGAAGAGCTGCGCCTTGTTGATTTGCCGCCGCATGAGTCATCTGAATATTTTAAGGAAATGTCGACGATGTATGTAGCGATGCGAGCGATGAGCGACAAGCGCGTTTTGAATTAGGTTCGCATGACCACGCTCAACTTCAACGGCCAGAAGATCAACATAGAGGCCACGCTGCGCGATATTGACCGCGCAGACTGCGAAGACAGCCTCTACACGTTCCTGCGTTCTGGGTGGCGCTACATCAGCGCGGCACCGTTCGTTGACGGCTGGCCGATTGAGGCTGTGGCCGAGCATTTGCAGGCTGTGGTCGATGGCGACATACGCCGCCTGATCATCAACATCCCGCCGCGTTGCGCCAAGTCATCGCTGACCAGCGTTGCGCTGCCGGCGTGGACCTGGGCGCAGAAGACCGTCAGCCCGACGAGCGGGCCGGGCGTGCAGTTCCTCCATGCGTCTTACGCGCAGCAGCTATCGCTGCGTGACTCGGTCGCGTGCCGCCGCTTGATCGAGAGCCAGTGGTATCAGAGCATGTGGAAGGACCGCTTTCGATTAGTCTCCGACCAGAACACCAAGACGCGGTTCGACAATGACAAGCGCGGCTCGCGTCTGTCTACGTCTGTTGGATCGGCGCTGACGGGTGAAGGCGGTTCTGTGATCATCGTGGACGATCCCAACGCCGCCCAGGAGGCGTTTTCCGATGCGACCATCACATCCACCATTGAGTGGTGGGACAACGCTCTGTCAACGCGCCTAAACGATCCTAAGACGGGTGCATACATCGTCATCCAACAGCGGCTGTCTGAGGAAGACCTGACGGGGCATATCCTGTCGAAGGACGTTGGCGACTGGACGCACTTGTGCCTGCCGATGCGATACGAGCCCGAGCGTTCGTTCGTCACGTCGATTGGCTGGCAGGATCCACGCACGGAATCTGGCGAGTTGCTGTGGCCCGAGCGTTTTGGCGAGCCTGAAGTCAAGATGCTTGAGCGCCAGCTCGGGCCGTGGGCGACGGCAGGGCAGTTGCAGCAGCGCCCTGAGCCCAAGGGTGGCGGCATCATCAAGCGCGACTGGTGGCAGTTGTGGATGGCCGACGCTTACCCGCCGCTGGAGTACATCGTCGCGTCTCTCGACACGGCTTACACGGCGCAGACTGAGAACGACTTCTCGGCGATGACGGTTTGGGGCATTTTCAGCGGCGACATTGTCGCTCAGAACGTCAAAGCGAACGACGGCGAGACGCGCCGGTCGTACGCTACGAAAGCGCCGTGTGCGATGCTGATGAACGGCTGGCAGGAACGCTTGGAACTGCATGAATTGGTCGAGAAGGTGGCGAAGACTTGCAAGGACATGAAGATCGACAAGCTGATCATTGAGAACAAGGCCGCCGGCCACAGCGTGGCGCAGGAAATCCGGCGTTTGTTCAACCATGAGCCGTGGGCGGTGCAGTTGCTCGACCCCAAAGGCCAGGACAAGCTGGCGCGGCTGTATTCGGTGCAGCATTTGTTCGCCGAAGGCATGGTTTGGGCACCTGATCGCACCTGGGCCGACACGGTGATCACCCAGGTTTCGACGTTTCCCAAGGGAAAACACGACGATTTGGTCGATACAGTGAGCCAATCCCTGCGCCATTTGCGCGATTTGGGCCTGCTGACCCGTGGCGCGGAATTGACGGCTCAGGTGGAGAGCGATATGCAAATGATGGATTATAATTTGCCCCCAATTTACCCGGTGTAGTGATGGTTTTAGCGCAAGCGATTGTAGACGTGGTTTGGGCCCCGAATCAGGCCTCCCTGGCGGTTTTCAGGGTGACGGTGACGGGTCAGCCGCCCTACGCCAAGGAGCGCGTCTATACACTTTCTGCGAAGTCTGATACTTTGGCAGCCCAGGAAGGCATTAGGCTCTTTGTCGAGGAGATGGAGCCTTTGCCGGCAGTCTAAAAGGATTTGCATATGGCTCTCATTCCGGGTTTGAACCCCAACATTCGTTTGACTGAGCCCGAAGAAGAGCCGGGCATTGTCGGTCCTGACATCATCGTTGAGATGGCGCAGGAGGGCGGCGACGTTCCGAAGGTTGACGAGCAGGGGAACATCCTTGAGATCGAACACAGCGACGGCTCGATCACGGTGTCTCTCGATGGCAGGCCGATTGAAGAGGGCAAGCCCGAAAGTCGCGGCGGTTGGTTCGACAACCTCGTCGAGAAGATTGATGACCTTGAGCTTGGCCGCATTTCTGACGATTTGATTCGCGGCATTGATGACGACAAGATGTCTCGCAAGGAATGGATCGAAGACCGCGCCAACGGCATGAAGCTGTTAGGCTTGAAGGTCGAGCTTCCGGCTCTGCAAGGCGCGACGGACGGCGCTGCCGTTGAGGGCATTAGCCGCGTTCGTCACCCTCTGCTGCTTGAGGCGTGCTTGCGGTTCCAGGCGAACTCTCGTTCCGAGCTTCTGCCGACCGATGGCCCAATTAAGATTCGCAACGACAACAACAACGCCACGCTTGAGCAGGATCAGCTTGCTGATTGCCTTGAGCGAGATATGAACCACTACCTGACTTCGACGGCGACTGAATACTATCCTGACACGGATCGCATGTTGCTGATGTTGGGCTTTGGTGGCTCGTCGTTCAAGAAGGTCTACTACTGCCCGCTTCGCAATCGTCCGATCAGCGAATCGGTTGATGCGGAAGACGTGATCGTAAGCTGGGACGCGACCGATCTTCACAACGCCAAGCGTGTGACGCATCGTTCCTTCATGAAGCCTTCGACTGTAAAGCGTTTGCAGATACTTGGCGTCTATCGCGACATTGAATTGTCTACGCCGCTTGCCGCTGATCTCAATGCAGTTGATCGCGAGAAACTCAATCAGCAGGGCATCTCGCAGTCGTCTTCCAATCAGGATGATCGCGACCGCGAGATTTACGAATGCTACTGCGAATTGAGCATCAAGGAATACGAGCACAAGCACAAAGGCCGCGTCAGCGGCTTGGACATTCCCTACATCGTCACGATTGACGCTTCGACGAAGAAGATTCTTTCCGTCGTTCGCAACTACGACGAAGACGACAAAGAGATGCCAGAGGCCAAGCGCCGCTTTGTGAAGTTCTCGTTTAATCCGGGCTTTGGCTTCTACGATCTCGGCCTGCTGCACATCCTGGGCAACACGACGAACGCCGTCACTGCGGCTTGGCGCGAGATGCTGGACGCCGGCATGTATGCGTCGTTCCCCGGCTTCTTGATGGCCGACACTGGCGCTCGCCAGAACACGAACATTTTCCGCATTCCTCCCGGCGGTGGTGCCTTGGTCAAGACGGGCGGCATGCCGCTTCAGCAAGCCATCATGCCTATCCCGTACCGCGACCCGAGCAGCAGCTTGATGTCTTTGTGTGAAAACATCGCGCAGACCGGCATGCGCGTTGGCGGAACCTCAGAGCAGGCGGTTGGCGAAGGTAAACAGGACGCCCCGGTCGGCACGACGATTGCGCTGATTGAGCAGGCCCAGAAGATCCTGAACGCGGTCCACAAGCGTTTGCACGCGGCTCAGGCTCAGGAGTTCCAGTTGCTCAAGGAAGTGTTCAGGGAGCATCCTGAGAGCTTCTGGCAGTCGAACCGCAAGCCCGCCTATAAGTGGGACGAAGAGACGTTCTTGCGTGCTCTTGAGGACGTTGACCTTGTGCCGCAGGCTGACCCGAACACGGCCAGCCACACTCAGCGCATCATGAAGGTTATGGCTCTGAAGCAGTTGGCGACAGCCAACCCGACTTTGTACGACCCGATTGCGGTTGATACGGCGGCTTTGCAGGCGATGGGCTGGAGCAATCCGCAGCAGTTCTTCGCGCCGGCCAGTTCTCAGGGCAAGACGCCGCCTGAAGTCCTCAAGGGCATTGCCGAGCTTGAGAACAAGAAGAACGAGACGCAGATCAAGGCGAAGAAAACCGACGCTGACATTGAGATCGCGGCTCGCAAGTTGATATTGGACGAGAGCAAGTTGACCTTGGAACAGGAGGCCATGCAGCAGAAGTACGGCCTGGATGCTGAGAAGGTTAAGACTGATATTCAATTGGCCGAGCGTGACTTGCACAATCGAATTGAGGACCGCGCCTTCAAGGAGCGTTTGCAGTTGGTTGATCTGGCGCAGAACGTCGCCGTTCACCCAGACAGTGCGCCTGTGATTGAGCCCCTTGTTCGCCCTGCGATGGCTGACGTTGTTCGCAGGGAGCTTGAGATTCAGGCTGACCAGCAACAGATTGTACCGGGCCTTGGCGGCCCCATGAGGCAGTAATGAATCAGTTGCAGGCCATTAGAAACGCACTGCTAACGGCTCTGCGGATTATCGATGACAACAGCCGCGTTCGTAAGGCCGATGGCGGCACGCTGACCTACATTGACCCTGCGACTGGCCTGCCGCGTCAGGGCATGAGCACTCCTAAAAACTTCTTCGCGCTCGAGCCTGCCGAGTCTGCCGGGCCCAATTTTTCACCGCCTCCGCAGATTGCGAATGATTATCCGGGCGGCGCTTTTGAGCGGGACGACTTTGGTCCCGGCCAAACGCAGCCGGGTGGCGGCGCTGGTCCTGCGGCT